TCTTCGGAAAGTAACTGAGTCCTTTTTTGTTAGGAGCACCACGCCCCATGCCGGACACCTGCCTTTCCTGTATATTACTTAAGTTCCATCAGCGTAACGCTTAAATACGCTTCCTCTTTATACGCCTTTGTGACGCTCAGTTTTATGATCTGTGTATCATCATGGTATGCGATGCCGTTCAGGGCATCCAGCACAACCTTTGCGATGTTGTCACTATCCGGCTTCTTTGCCGGCCAGATCTTCCCTGTCAGCATGTCTTCCCTTTTCTTCTTCGAGATGCTCTTAGGCGGTTCGAAGAAAGCTAAGATATTAGCAGCTACATACGCATCATCGAAAACCGTTTCTGTCCGTATTTCTGTTGGAAACAGGTCTTGATCAGGTTTTCGTACAGCACCGTCTTTTCAGGTGTTACGCTGCTCATTTTATCGCTCTTGCTGTTGTGGAATGTTCTCGCCCGGGCTTTGCCCTGCGGCTTGCCCGGTACGGTGAACGTGAATAACTTTGGTTCTTCGTTATTGTTCTGACTGTTCATTTTCTACTTCCTTATACTCCTGGTCGATGATGTTCGGGTCTTCCTGCTCGTTGACTACCTCGGACATATCGACGTTGATCTCGCTCTTGATACTCTCATCATTGTTCATCTGCATGACAAAATCTGTTTTCAGCGGTGCATATTTCAGGCACTTCTTAATGACCGTTTTCTTCGCCATCTCCTCATAGTTTGTTTTCCATGGACTGTAAGAACTGCCGAAGCTCTGGCTGAACCGTCTCGCATGGTCGTCAACGTCTTCCTTGCTCATAACCTCAAAACCGAAGCCGCCATTTTTTGATTTCCAGAGTGCATATACAAGGATCAGGTTTCCTCTGTCTTTCAATGCCGGTTTGTGCACCAGCTTCGGATCCAGTCCCAGTTCATACTGAAAATCATCATTTTCATATACACACTGTGCCTGCACGGTCTGGATGTTTTCGTTGCGGTATACCATATCAATCAGCCCTTTGTAGCCTATCTGGAACTGACACTCCAGCTTCCCTTTGTTTCTATACGGGATCAGGTACGCCTGTCCAAGCGGTGTGTTCGGTTCCAGACCAAGCTGTGCTGCGTTCATCAGTGCCCCGAGGAAAGACATCTGCGAACACTCTGCAAGCTTTGGTGTGGTGTTCAGTGCGGATAATGCCATGCGTGTGAAACGCTCCGGTGTGATCACCTGCGGCAGAGCCTTTTTGATTTCCGGCTCCATTGCCTTGATCATGTCTGCAATGCTCATGTTTTTTGTCAGCTTCACTGCTTCATTCTTTCTGCTGGTCTTTTCTGCCAGTGCGTCTTTTACTGCCATCTTGCTTCCTCCTTATGCTCTCTCAGCTCTTTTTACGGTGAACCGTCTGCTTTCAGACTGTTTCAATACCTGTTTGTAGATTTCCGGGAAATCTGCTTTCAGCTGCTTCGAATCCACACGGTTCGCGGTCACGCTCTTCCAGGTGACGCGGTACAGATCCGATACTGCCATCTCTGCATCTTCCATATAAACCTTGATCTCCTGCTCAATCTGCTTCTTCTCTTTCTCCAGCTTGTCCTGAAGGTCGCTGATCTCTGCATGACGTTCCAGCTTTTCATCGAAATCAACCAGCGGGATCATCTTTTCCGGTTCAGAACTTCCGTAATACTTCTGCAGCAGTTCTTCCGCCGCCTTGCTTCCGTCCGGTGCCGGCATCTTGTCTGCCTTGACATTGTTCTGCCAGAAATCGCTTTCAATGTCGATCAGCATCTGGATCGTTTCCTCATCGCGTTCGATCTTTCGCCAGATGAATTCTTTTCCCAGCACCACGCAGGCAATATACCAGGCATCCGCCCCGGTCACTGCCATGTAATGGTGGCACTGGATCTCATAGGATTCCGGGATATGCCCGTCTTTCCACTTGTCAGCTGAATAGGCAGACGCTGTCTTGCATTCCAGACCGGCATTCTCACCAACTACCAGGCGGTCAACGTTCGCCATCATGAAATCATGATCCGGATGCCCATAGATCGCATTGGCACGGCGTACCTTTTTTCCTGTCTCTTCCATAAACCGGCGGGCAACGTACTCCTCCAGGTCTCTTCCCTGTCTCATTGCCTCATTGTCTTCTTTTTCCCCTGCTTCTTTCTGCGTCTTATCCTGGAAGACAGCGATTGCAGAGCTGTACGGGTTCAATCCGCAGATGCTTCCGGCATCACTTCCACCGATGCCCAGTTTTCTGTATCGCAGCCATTCTTCATGGCTCATATCTACTGTCGAAATTAATTTATGTAATTTCACTTGATTTACCTCCTATGTTTGCTCTATAATGAGCTTGAAATGTTATTTTTGTGTCCCGGATCGCCCGCCAAAGCACCGGGACTTTTCACTACCTCGAGTGTCGCTTTCTCAACGATCACCGATTCTTTCGTCTCTTCATTTATTGCATGCACATAGATGCTGTTATGGTGCCAGATCCGGTACTTGTCCGAATCAATCCCGGCCAGTTCCAGGATGGCTCTGGCTTCCTGGTCTTTCCCTTCGCTTACTCCGATCATTCTGCTTCCTCCTTACTCCGCCCACAGTATGCGGATCAGTACCGCACACCACACGGTAATAGCAGTTCCAACGATATCGCGTTCGCAGATTACACTGTATTTTCCCAGCCACCAGAATGTCCCGACTGCGGCTGCTGTGGCTAAAATCGGGGCGAGTACAGCCGCTCCGGTTGTTTCTTCCACTTCTTCTGTTACTTCTGTTTCTCTTCTTTTCATCTGCTTGTCCTTTCTCCGCCTGCTCAGGCGGTTTTGTCACTCTGCTTTTTTCTCAGGGCATCCACTACGATCTGAGACACTCTTTGCATGATCTCTTTTCTTTCTTCCGGTGTCTTCACCATACAGTCATCGTGAATGTAAATCTTGCCCTTTTCGTGATCGATCTCTTTAATGATCATCCAATCACCCCCCCGTATAAATTATGTAAAAGTGTTTGTTCCGGTTACCCCGCTTTCTTTATTGACTTCACTATGCTTTTCTCTTATCCTTGCTGTCCCATTCCTACCCTGCTTTCTGTTCTTCGAGAGTATCTCTGGCTCTCAGAATCTCTGCGTTGCTTCTGATGATCGCCAGGCTCTCTCTATCCAGCTTTTTCAAAATCGCAGTTGTTTCCTGCAACAGCTTCTTTTTCGTTTCTTTCATCCGATTTTCTCCTTTCTTCTCTGTGCGATAACGAAGTGCTGTGTCCTCTCGCTCGTTGATTCTTCCGCTTAACAACTTCTTGGTTGAGGTGAAAAGTTCTGATTGGTTCAGACTGCTCATTTTTCTGCTGATAGTAATGAACACTGTGCTTTCTTGCCCTGATGTTCCTGCTTTCTTCAACTGTTTTGCCAGGTCATGCTTATTCTTTTCACACGCTCTGTCTGATTGTTTCAGCCTAACTACCATGTTACTTGCGTGTAGCCCCATCGCTTCACCTGGACTTTCCTGCTTGCTTCGTTATCGTTTTAATGGCTTACCATCATCGGCGACCACGTTGCCATCGTGATCGGACGGGGACTGTGCCCCGTTTCGGCTTTATTTATAAAGTTGTTTCAATAAATTCAGCTGCTGCTTTGATGGTTCTAAAAGTATGAAACTCTCTGAACCCTTTGCCCTCACGCACGTTTACGTGATAGGCTCCGCGTGTTCCTTTCATTCTTTTGATTTCGTAACCCTTAACAACTTTTACTGTTTCGTACATTTTATTTACCTCCTGTGTTTTGCTTGCTTCGTTATCGTTGATTACATTATAGTAATCTTCGAGAACATTGTCAAGTGCTTTTTGTTAGCTTTGCTAACTTTTTTTGTTGACTTTTTGCTCGTACAGTGTTATCCTTATTTCAGAAAATACAATGAAGGGAGGCGAATGAATGACGCAAGGTGAGCGTGTCAAAGAAATCCGAAAAAGCTTAGAAATGACAATGGAACAATTCGGAAATAAGCTCGGAGTGACCAAAGTGGCAATCTCCAATATTGAAAAAGAAATAAGAGCTTCAGAATTAGAAAACCTTCGTTCCGTCGAAGAGTTGAGAGCTGTGGTATT